TTAAAGATAAAAGTACAATAAAGAATATAATGGACATTCAAACTGAACTTACTAAACTAAACTCTAAGATTGACGCACTGACAAAGCTTGTCAGAAAGATCAAGACTAAGCAGGACGACCCTGATGGTGAAAAGTCCAAGGCTCGATCCGTTAATAATGGTTTCAATCGAAATCAAAAGGTTTCAAAGGAACTTCAAGAATTCCTCGGGTTGAAGGAGGGAGAGGAGATTTCTCGTAGCGCTGTTACCAAGGCTATTAACTCTTACGTTAAGGAAAAGGGTTTGCAGCATCCCGATAATGGTAGAATTCTTATTCTCGACGACAAGCTTAGGAAGCTTTTGAAGCCTGATGATGGTGTTGATGTTACATTCCTAAATCTTCAAAGATATCTTAGCAAGCATTACATTACGGCTAGCAAGGCTTAAAAAAATAATTACAGTTAATAATAAAAATGTTGGATAAAAATACAATAGAAAACCTTATTGGTACAAGGATAAATAATATAGAATTGTACCAAAAAGCTTTTACTCACAAATCGGCTCTTAAGGATGATCCAAATTTACCCGGTTCATTTGAAACTTTAGAATTTATGGGAGATTCTGTTCTTGGGTTTGTTATAACGAAGTTTTTATATGATAAGTTTGAGCATAAACAAGAGGGCTTTCTTACTAAAGCCAGGACAAAACTTGTAAGAGGGGATACACTGTCTCGTATTTCAGAAAAACTCGAGCTTTTCAAATGGGTCATTATGGACGAAAAGGGGATGCGAAATAATTGGAATAGAAATCCTAAAATTTTAGAGGATGTTTTTGAATCTCTTATTGGTGCTATGTACATGGATATAGGTATTTTACATACTAAGCAGTTTATTTTACGTATATATAATGATCCCTCATTCATAAACCTCGATATGTTGATGGTTGACGATAATTTTAAGGATCATCTTATGAGATATTGTCAAACTAATGCTTTAAGTTTACCAGAGTATAACGTGGTGTCTCATATAGATGGTATATTCAATGTCGAAGTATACGTGGACAAAGTAAGACTCGGATATGGAATTGCTAAAAATAAAAAACAAGCTGAACAAAATGCGGCTCGTTCATTTTTTTACCCTAAGAAGGGTTAAAAATATGAATACATAAAAATTAAGATGCATCCCACAGTCAAAGACCTCATAGAAAAACATTATGAAGACCAGAGGTCAGAGGCTTGGTATAAATTGCGTAATACAATGTTGACAGCTAGCGATGCGGCTGCTGCAATTGGAGAAAATCCATACGAAAAACCAATTGATTTGATATATAAAAAATGTGGACTAGTAAAATTTACAGGTAATAATGCCACAGCTCATGGAATTAAATACGAAGATGAGGCGCGTGTGAAATATGAGAATGAATATAATGAAAAGGTTCATGAATTGGGTCTTTGTCAACATAAAATACATGATTGGTTAGGAGCTAGTCCAGATGGTGTAACTGAAAGTGGTAAGTTGGTTGAAATTAAATGTCCATTAAGGAGGAGTATTACTAATGATGTTCCGAGACATTACATGCCACAACTTCAATTGTCTATGGAAGTTTTAGGTTTAGATGAGTGTGATTTTATACAGTACAAACCCGCAGAGTACAATTGGCCTTCTCCAGAAGAGTTTGTGGTGATCAATGTCAAGAGAGATCATTATTGGTTTGAAAAATATCTTCCCGTGATGGATAAATTTTGGAAGGACGTTTTGTTTTACAGAGAGAATGGTATTGAACTTAAGTCAAAAAAAACAAGAAAGAATATAAAGTCAAAACAAGAAGATAATAAAAAAGAATGTACAATTGAGTCAGATCCAGAAGACGATTATATAGATATATAATAAATAGATGAGAAGAATTCATCGTGTTATGAGTGTATTGGGAAAAAGATCGTTAAGAATGAGGACCAATAAAATAAGAAACTTGACTGTGAGATTTCTTCCTCACGTAGTGAATATATCATCTGTAAATGATATATCATTACAAAATCTTAAAATATTTGCAAATTCTTTAGTAAAGGTAGAATGCGCCACTCTCATATTGGAGACGGCATTAATAGTATACAATCTCAATAAAAAAAGAAATTTTTCAAAAAAACCAGATAAAATCGGTGAAAATGATAAAATAGAAATAGATATAAAATAAACCTAAGTATAGTTATTTATTAATATACATATCAATATGATTTCAGATCAATACAAACTCGCAAAGGACACTATAAATTGTACTCTTCACAAACCGATACAAGAAGATGGTGTGTACTGGATGTTATCTATGGAAAATCAAGTCAATGGCCCCAAGGGTGGTTTTTTATGTGATGAAATGGGAATAGGTAAAACTGTACAGACAGTTGCAACTATTTTGGGAAATGTAAAAACAAGAACATTGATCATAGTACCCAAATGTATTATAAATCAATGGATGAACGAGATTGGTAAATTCGCACCCTCACTGACTATATTGATTTATGAAAAAAACAAAACAATAAATCACGATATAGTGATATGTTCCTATCACTCTATAGATGATAAATTAAAAAGAATAAAATGGGATAGGTTAGTACTAGATGAGGCTCATGAAATAAGAAATAGAAAAACAAAAATGTTTCGAAACATAGCAGAAATAAAAGCTGATATAAGATGGGGTCTAACGGGTACTCCTATATTCAATAACATGGAAGACTTTGTCTCATTATGTATGTATCTGGGATTTTCAAAAAAAATCGCTCAATCGATGACTGACGAAATAAAATCCATATATATATTAAGACGTAAAAATAAAGTCAATCTACCCAAATGTCACTACGAAGATGTAGAAATAGATATGACTGTATATGAAACAAACCTTTATGATTTCGTGTATGATGAATGTAAAAGATCCATGGGCGAAATCATAAAAAGTCAAATTTCAAATAATCAAAAAACAATGTACTTTCTAGAAAACTTGCTAAGAATTAGACAAGTTATGATACATCCACAGATATACTATGACGGTATTGGTAAGAAAACAAATACAGATATAGAAGAATGGACAAATAAAACAAATAAATTCACACAACTGTCAAAGTTTGTGGATGAACATCCTAATGAAAAGTCTTTAATATTTTTTCAGTTTATAAAGGAAATAGATATAATAAAATCATATATAAACCGCGAAATTTTCGTCATAAAGGGTGATATGAGTAATGATTTGAGAGAGTTGGAGTTGAATAATTTTACAAATGCCAGTAATGGTAGTGTGATGCTGATACAAATAAAGGCTGGTGGTCAGGGTTTAAATATACAGTGCGCGTCGAGGGTTTACATCACATCTCCTGCATGGAATCCAGCCACCGAATTACAGGCGATTGCTAGAAGTCACAGACAGGGTCAGACCAAAGAAGTTTATGTAAAAAGAATAATTTACAATAATACTCATAAAAGTAAAAGTGTTGACATTGCTATAAAAAATTTACAAAGATACAAGAAGTGCATAAGTAATGAAATACTCGGAGATGAGATGATGACACCTGGTGCTAAACTTAACATAGATGCTATCAGGAAAATTTTCTCAGTATAGTTAAATATGGAATTAACTGATGATACATCTATGAAAACCATTGGTACAAGAATGGAGGTTGCCATGGGTCTCGCTAAAAAGACTTCAGGTGGAATAACTAAGGATGGTCTCGTTATACAGGGATCTTGTGTGAGAAGTAAAAAGGCGGTCGATGCTGCAAAGGAGAGATACGGTAAGTCCAAACATCCTTTGAAGCCTAAAGGAAAAAAACCTAAAAAGAAGGCGGTTAATAAATCAACACAGAAGAGCCAGTAAATAAAAAAAAATACATTTAATAAATGACTGCAGCTAAATGGTCAGAAGCTGTTAAAATTTCTAAAATAAAAAGAGGAATAAATCCAGACTCATTTATAGAATTGAAAGGAGAATTACTTAAAGAAGCTCAGATTATTTACTATATTTTGATAAATTCTAAAAAATGAAATGAAAACCCCTTAAATTTTCAGGTTCATAAACAACCAATTCTTTTATTTTCCATGTAATACCAAACATATTATTAAGAAAATAAACGTTACTAACCTCTAATAAAGCCTTACCAGATTTGCGTTGATATAGTCCATTTGTAAATTCATCATCAATTATGTCTCTATCTCTATTAAAGAATAGGCTTTTATGATCGACTTTAGCTCTGAAATTTGGTTCTCTTGATTTATTTACCTTTATGTTAGAGTTAAACATTTTTTGTATTTGTTCATAAGTCATTTGATAACCAAAAATGTTTTCAGAATTATTAAACACGTTATCGATTAGTTTTTTTTCTACATCATTAATAAATTTATAGAATAAATTAACGTAACTATTATGTGTTTCATATCCTTTTAAAGAAAAGTCAATGTTCCATTTAACGGGTCCAACGGGAGGCGTAAAACATGATAATCCAAATGGTAAGTATAATCTGGGAGTTTCACATTCGATGTTAACATCTATTTTTTTATTTTTATATTCTCCAAACACAATTTGTGACAGTTTATCTTTGTAATATGACATTTAAGTATTAATATACTTAAAACTTTAAGCAGAACAAGCAGTGCATTCTGCTTCTAGACTGAATTGTATAGGTCGCGCCTTTGCCTTACTTCTCAGATAGTACATCCCAGTTTTTAGACCAGACTTCCACGCGTACATATGCATAGATGAAATCTTAGACATAGTCGGGCTCTCGACAAATAGATTCATACTCTGACTCTGGTCTATAAACTTTCCTCTGTCCGCCGCCATATCTATTATAGTTTTTTGTGAAATTTCCCATACGGTTTTATATATATTTTTAATATCATCAGGGATGTCTTTTATATTTTGAACAGATCCACCCGCGCGTATCATTAAATCTTTCATATCTTTAGACCAAAGCCCTATTTTCTTCAACTCTTCAACGAGATGTTTATTGACTACTACAAATTCTCCTGCAAGTGTTCTTCTCAAGTATATATTGGTAGTATAGGGTTCAAAACACTCATTATTTCCTAGAATTTGTGACGTGCTAGCGGTTGGCATCGGTGCCAATAAAAGGCTATTTCTTGTACCATTTTTTACCCTTTGTCTCATTTCATCCCAATTGTAAAGTCCGCTGAAAACTGGTTCGGTATCCCACATATCGAACTGTAATACACCATGACTAAATGGTGAACCATGAAATGTATCATATGGACCATCTATTTCCGCGAGTTCGCAACTAGCTTCTAAAGATCCGTGATACATTGTTTCAAATATATGACTGTTCAACAGTTTAGCTTCATCGGATTCGAATGGTATTCTCAACATCATGAATACATCCGCCAATCCCTGAACACCTATACCTATGGGTCTATTTTTATGGTTTGACTTTTTAGCTGTATCGACCGGGTAGTAATTATTATCTATAATTTTGTTTAGGTTTTTAGTTACAATCTTAGTAATGTCATGTAATTTTTTATGATCAAACCTTCCATCTGAAACACATTTAGGTAAAGCTATAGATGCGAGATTACATACAGCGGTCTCGTCGCGGTTAGTATGTTCTACAATTTCTACACATAGATTTGAAGATTTTATTGTTCCCAAATTCTTTTGATTACTCTTTTCATTACAAGCATCTTTGTATAACATGTAAGGTGTACCGGTCTCACTTTGTGATTTTATTATTGATTTCCAAATATCCATAGCCGGTAAAGTTTTAATGGCTAGTCCTTCATTTTCATATTTAATGTACAATTTTTCAAACTCTTCACCATAAACATCTGATAATCCCTTAGCTGTACTTGGACAAAACAGAGACCAATTTTCATTTTTTTCTACCCTCTTCATGAATAAATCAGGAATCCATAAAGCTGTGAAAAGGTCTCTGCATCTTGCCTCTTCGTCACCTTGGTTCAGTCTTAGTTCTAGAAAATCTTGAATATCTGCGTGCCAGGGTTCCAAATAAACTGCGATGGAACCCTTTCTTCTACCAGCCTGGTTCACATATCTTGCTGTCGAATTGTAAACTCTCAGCATTGGTATAATCCCGTCTGATATACCGTTAGTACCCTTTATTCTTGACTTGTTGGCTCTGACATCATGGATATGCATACCTATACCACCCGCCCATTTACTTATCATAGCGCATTCCTTTATAGTATCATAAATACCATCTATACTATCCTCCTTATTTGATATGAGAAAGCATGAAGACATCTGTGGACGTGGTGTACCAGAATTGAATAGTGTGGGTGTCGCGTGTATAAAATACCCCTGAGACATCAAATTATATGTTTTTATAACGGCATCATTATCTGTACCATGAATTCCCATGGATACCCTCATAAACATAAATTGTGGAGTTTCTATTATCTTATTACCGACCCTCTGGATGTAACTTTTTTCTAATGTTTTCAAACCAAAAAAACTCAAATCAAAATCTCTATTTGTCGCTATATGTTCATCAAAATACGGTGCATTTTTGTAAATAGTTTCAGTAACGATACCATTTTCATATAAAATCTTCATTGCTTCAGAGAATTTATCTGGTGCTATCTTCTGTATATTACTAGCTATAATCCTTGTTGCGAGTATTTCATAATCAGGATCTATAGTTATCATACCGATACATATGTCAGCTGAAAGTGTGTCAATTTCGTGTGTGTATATATTTTCATATATAGATGAAAATACATCTTTAGCTACTTTTGACGCGTCTACATTATCCGACAGATTGTATGTTAATTTTGATATTCTATTGGTGACCTTATCAAACTTGACATCCTCAGTCTTTCCTGAACGTTTTATAACCTTCATTATTTATATACCTAAGTCTCATATCTTTTAAACTATTTTATCAATACAATGATTATTTTTTATTCCAAGAGTGTCGATGATAAAGCTAAATATTTATCAAATTTCCAATATTTGAGTCCTACATTAAAAATTCCCGATGATTTTTTAATTCCATCTTTGAGGGGTATTTCTTTTATTTCTGTAGAGAATGCTTTCCAAGCCTGTAAAACTTCATGTGGTTATTATGATCTCGAAAAAATTATAGAATTTACGAATTGCACACCTCAAGAAGCAAAAATACTTGGTTCAAAGAAAAATTTGAAAATAAATACTTTTAGTTGGAATAAAATTTCTTATAGATGCATGTATGAATTGATAAAATTGAGAATTAAATCTGATGATAAATTTTACGAAATCATAAAAAGTGATGGACCATTTTATCATTTCGATAGAAGTGGATCTAAGTCTTACTGGGGTGGTTACTTCAAAGATGGTATATGGTTAGGTAGAAATAATTTAGGCGAAATTTTTAACACATTAAGAAGCGAAGTCTTTGGCCCTGATGGTCACAGGGCCGAGGGTTTCTGCTAGTCTGTTGGGTTGGAGTAAATATGTGTTAACATAAAACGGTCCAATTTCACCAGGTTTTGATACAGGGGGGTAAGATCCTATAAAACAGTTAGGTGGAGAGCATTTCGGTTCGATAGTATTCATTATACTTTTATAATATATTTTTTTTCATGACATATATAAATGAATACTATAAAACAAACTGCGACTCCTCTTAACAAATTATTTTTTTCTGAATTTAATAGAAATATTTTGCAAAGAGCAATTAGAGATAAATTTTATAAAGATACTGGAGTTAAAATAGATTATCAAAATAATAATGATCTATTTACTATTATGAGATATGTGTTTATTAATAATCAGATGAGTCATTACGATAATATATATGGCCAAGTTAAAAATATGAACATGATTGTAATAAAAACTGCACTTTCACAAATAAGATCTGGTGTTTCTCAATTTCTGGGATATATACATGACATAGACACGATGGCGGTACCTCTCGCACCCCCTATTAACACGAGTACTTATGGTAATAAAATGCCTGAAAATGATAAAATACGAATATAAAAAAATAAATGTATATATTTACAACCATGAATAATTTAAACTTTTATAGAGACGCAACAAAAGAAATGTGCATGAATAAAGGTTGGGATAAGTCATCACTGGAGACTGTATGGTTATTATTCACCGAAGAAGTTGGTGAACTAGCTTCAGCGATAAGACAATACAATAACACATATAAAAAACTAGAACTTAGATCTAAAAAAGGTACAGATGTAATGACTGAAATGGGCGACGTATTTAGTTATCTATTTCAATTAGCCGGTATATTGAATATAGATCTTGATGAGATGTGGAATAATAATTCTACAAAGTTAAAAGCAAAAAAATATTCTAATAGAGTAAGATGAGTGAATATATGATTGATGATTTGAATGTTATAAATGATATAAATCCTTATGTTAAGTATGGTCATTTATTACCCGGTACCAGTAGACAACCTCACGATTTTGAACAGAGTATAAATATGATTGATAATACGAAACATAAGGATGAGAAAAGTATTGCGTGCCATCATATAGCTTCACAAGGTTGGGGTGCTGTACAGATGTGTTCAAAAAAAGAACCCAACTGTATCACCAATAGACCTATAATTCCTCAGAGAAACATAGATTATGGTTTTACTAAAACAACTAATAAAAATATGGATATGATTGAATTCTTTAGAAATGAGGGTGATAAAATTGTAAAAAACTGTGACATTACTTTCTTTATTTTGATAACAATTGTTGTGATTCTATTAATTGTAAAACTTTGAATAATATTTTAAGTCTTGAATTATTCTTACACGAATTAATGACACTACAAAAAGTATTCTTGCAAATATCATTTATGAGTTTATTCTGCCACTGACATTTTACATTGATATATGGAGGTACAAATGTCGGATCTATGATCTTTATACTGTTAACTATCCTAATCATAGAACTAGGTTTATTTTGATAAGATAATAAGTTATCTAGTTGTACTATACACATCCTTCTTAAAACTCTGATATCATGATCACCCACCATAGTTTCCAAGAATTTTTCATATCTCATAGATTGATTATCACTAATAATCTCAGTCCAATTACCAACAGGTGTCACTTCGAACGTATCTACCTTGTCTTCGTATATATTGACATTTGAATTATATTTAGTGTACGTAATAATCACTTCATTAATGTTGCTTTCTATATTTGTAATAGTTTTGGCATTTTTCACAAAGTACAACATTTATTAAATAAACAACAATTCTTTTAAGTATTTTTAACCTAAGTTGTTAATAATTGTTGTTTATTTAATATTATCCATCAATCATGTATCCGTCGGTGTGCAACATAAACTTTCAGTTTTTACTCACAGTCGACGAATTCAGAAAAAATTTTTCTCATAAACCGTCATGGATAAAACTTACTACCATAACAATGATTTCTTCCTTCAAGAAACAAATAGATTTACAAAAGTTGAGAGATTTTTTTGAAAATGATAACTTTGTTTTGAAAATAAAAAATACAAATAATTTTAAAAAATGGTTTATTAAACCGACTAAATTTTACAATCAAATTACTCTAAATTGTATAGACCACAACAGTACTAAATCTGTAAAAATATTTCCTAATGGAAGTATTCAGGTCGCGGGGTGTTCTGATCTCATAAATTGTCACAGATTGATCAAAGAGATAACATTTTTATTACAATATTTCGATGGTGATATAAAAGAAAATCTTGATTACAGAGTTGTCATGATTAACAGTAATTTCAGTTTGAATTACAATATCAACTTGTTAGAGACGTCCCACCATTTTTCAAATAATGATGGTTTATTTAAAGTTTCATTTGAACCAGACAGGTATTCAGCAGTTAAAGTTAAATTCAAACCCGCTGCTGATATGAAGGAGGTTACCGTCAGTATTTTCAGTACTGGTAAGATTATAATAACAGGGGCCGAGACACTGAAAGAAGTTGCATTTGCATATAACATCATAGTTAATCATATAAATGCAAATCCAAACATAAGGGTTAATGAAGTCGATAATAAAGAGATATTTGATAAATTTTCAGGATATGATATCGAGGATATTCTTGAAAAGATAAAAAGAATGGGGTATAAATCATGGACTAGAAATGTAGAGAACAGTAGCATAAAGTTTTAATATTATTGAAAAAAATATTTCGTATTAATAAATGTCTCAACGTCTCGGTATGGCCGATGGTAGATGCTTTACTATAAATAATTCTTCAAAGCTTTACGATAACTACATAATGAAAAAGAATGAAATTGAAGCATTCGATAATTACAAATTTAGACAACATCTTCAAAAAATGGGAAAAGAAATTTTAGTAAATAATAATGAAACTAAATGTGGTTATTGTGAAGGTACGCTGAATTTATCTAAAACATACTGAGTTTTAAAAATGACAAAAAATTGTAAGTATGTATTAATGACTACTTGTGCAATATGTCTAAATACGGTAAGATTGACAAGAAATAACAAACCAATAAGATGTGGTCATCTCTTTCATTCGACTTGTATTTCAGAATGGAAAGAAAAGGGTAATAATAGATGTCCTTTGTGTAGAAAATTATTCGATTGTGAAAATTTCAGGGTTCAGATAACAATAGAAAATCTTTTCAATGAAACATCAAATACATTAACAGCAAATAATGATTCTATATTTGATATTTTTGATATATTTTTTGATGTAGATACAACAGAAGATCTAGATAGTATTCTTTCTGATTTTGGGATGACTATTACCAACTTTGATCCCTCTATTTTTGACACAGAATGAACTACAAAAAGTATCGTAATGTAAAGTGTCATATTTTTTACCAGCCCGTCTAGGGTCCTTTATTATTTTACCCTTCGAGTCAGTTAATAAAGGACCCGTGGCCCATCCCCTCTTATGACTAAATAAATTTTTCTTAAATGTCAATATTTTACCTTTTTTCAAGGGTCCTTGAGATTTTATCTTTTCAGGTGTTATTTCTAAAAACTTTGATATTTTAGACACTGTATCACCCTCTTTAACCTTATACTCAACAATTCCATGATGTTTATAAAAGTGAAAATCTTCAGAACAGTTGAAACCATTATTAGGTTTACATTTGCTAGCGAATAACATTATTTTGTAATGGGATTTCTTACATTTTTTCTCTGGTTTTTCTATGTAAATTTTCTTAGGATTATCTGATAATACCTTTTTAACGAGTTCCTTGCAATCTATTTTTGTTAAGTATTCTCCAGTTCTATTACCCGGGGAACTTTTTTGAGAACGATATGTCTCGTAGTCGTCAACAGCATACGCATAACAATTATTATTCTTAATACCAACCTTAGGATCACCCCATCTTTTTAACGTAAATCTTTTTTCTCCACCACTCAGGGGAAGGTTTGTTTTCATTATATAAATCGTATAGAAAAAAAAATATTTCTATTTAGTAAATGATTAGAGAGTTCAGCAAATCCAGAAATGTCAGAGACGCTATAACTGAAATACTTGTTTTCATACTCGTTGTATTAATATCTACATTTATTCTTCGATTTACTTGGAATAATTCTCTAGTTAAACATGTGTCGGTGTTGAAGCCGATATCTACATTTACAGATGCATTATTACTATCTGTGTCTTTAGCTATAATTAGAGGTCTTTAAATCCCACATGTTTTTCTTTTGAACTATTATCTATTGTAGTAGGAAACGCTTCCATACCGTTACACTGCCCTGGATTTTTATCACAATCTATAAAAGTGTATTTAACACTCTTACCATCTAAATGTTCCAACTGTTTACGTGTCCATCCACAGTTCATGGAACCATAAACAGTCCATCTAGATTTACTTTGATTTTTCTTTTTTAAAATGGGTTTATTTATGTAAATAATCAATAAAATAACCAATATTATAGCTATTAAAACCAACATTTCTATATAATAATATTTTTTTTAATAAATGGATTGTTATTATTATAAAGAATTTAAATTAAATAACGGGTCATTAGATCCAAGTGTAGATTGTACATATGTTCTCATCATGCATAAAAGTCCGAGAGAAAAACAAATATTTCAACAGGTTATAAATCATAAACTAACAACACACGTTGTTTTCCAATACAATTTAGGATTTAAAAATTGTAATAAGAATTTAAAAGGAAACTGGGCAAATTTTGATTTAGAACACGCTGTAAAAAACATATTTAAACACGCATTAGATAGAGGATACAAAAGAATATTGGTTTTAGAAGATGATTGTGAGTTTGACGAACGTATTAAAGATCCAAATGTTATACACGATTTAAACACTTTCTTAAATAAAGAAAACCCAAGTGTATACAATCTAGGCACAGTTTATAGGGTTATATCTCCGATACACATACTTTTAAATTCAAACCATAAACTACTATTATGGTTTACCGGGGCGCATGCTTGTATATATAACGAGAAATATATGAAATATGGAATAAAACATGAATTCTTATTAAATCACGCAGATTTAGAACCATTTAGACACTTTTCTAAATATACATACAAAATCCCATTAGCTTATCAGAAATTACCCGATACTATAAACACGAAAAGAGATCATGGGTTGGATAAATTAACTAAAGAAATATTCATAAAACCATATAATCTAGATAAACAAACACAACCCGGGTATAGTCTTATGCACAAAGTATTTGACTGTTGTAGTATTAACGGCTGCTTAGTTTTGATAATATTAATACTATTAATCAGTAATTTGTTATAACAAGATGAATTGTATTTATTTCGTCACCCACCCTATTAGAATGAATTTTAAATGCATATTTCTTATGATATTCATGTTTAATGTATCCAGAATATAAATCCTCTATAAATGGTGTTTTACCTATTATCATCATACACCGTGATTTAGACATTTTGAAACACTCTGCGAGTTTACGATGTTCCTCTTTTCCGAATGAACAATAACCATAGTCTGTAAACTCACTATCATATGGTGGATCTAAAAATATAAAATCTTTTTCATCATTACATCTTTCAAAAATTTTTTCAAAACTTTCATTTAAAATTTCTGTTCCATTAAATATATTTTTATATTTTTCATCCTTCAATTCTTCAAAATTAAATGTTTTATATCGTCCATAAGGGATATTAAATTTTCCATTACGATTGTATCGAAGCATTCCTCTAAAACATGTCTTTCTCAGATAAAAGAACCTTTTTGCATTATCTAATGGAGATTTTATTTCAAACTCGTCTCTAATCCTATAATAAACATCTTCTGTATTTGGATTTTCTTTTAGAAATTTATAAATTTCCTCGCCTTGACCATTTTTCAAGGACTGATAAAAATCTACAAGTTCCTTATGTACGTCCGATATTATAGCTTTCTTTGGTTCTATGTGAAAAAATAAAGCTCCGCCACCAAAAAATGGTTCTACATAAGTCGATATATCACGGGGTATAAAATGATAAAAGTGTTTAATCTCATCCTTCTTACCCCCGGACCATTTCACTATCGGTCTCATTTGTATTTAAATTCATGCTATT